ATTGGCATTTCCGACATAAGTGGAAGCCCCCGAGAGCGTTGCAACTCCGGCTGGGATGACATTCTTTTCCAATACATCTGCATTAGTGATAGCTGCGGTAAATACATAATCGTCAATTTTATCGTTTGTAACTGTGTGAGTGCCGTTAAATGGAGATCCGCAGCCAGTTACTACGACGGATTGGCCTTCGGTGAATTCGTGAATTGTCGCGGTCGTAAAGTAGGCGACATTGTTATCAAGTGAAACTTTAGCCACATTGCTTGAGAAGGTTACAAGCATTGGCAAGATTAGATTTTCTGAAGTATCTATTAAATCATTCAAGTAAGCATCGTCATACAGGGAAGAGGAAACGCCCAAGATGGTGCGAAGCTGTGAGGCTGTGACTATCGAGGGCATTTCCTAATCCTTTCGTCTAATGGGTGAGCGGCTAGCTCGGGAGCGGACTAGCCGTCACTTCTTGGGTTCTAACTAAGCAACCATCCACTTGTAAGCGCCAGCGGCAACCTTTGTAGCGATTGCGCCGTAGCCGTAGTAAGCCACATTGATTTGGCCGGATGCGATTACATCGGTCTCCAAACGGAAGCGGCTTGATTCATACCAAGTGTACGACTCTGGATTAACGACGATCATTGTGCCATCGCCAAGTCCTGATCCTGTTGTTAGTGAGCGATCTACATAAAGAGCGAGACCGCTGACATTACCGCGAACAGCGCCCGGAGCAAGTGTGCCCGGTGCGTTCTGTGGTGCGATTGCTGTGAAGAGTGGGCGATTTGAGCCATCAACAAGACCCATAATTGCGCCCCATTGCTCTGGGGAAACGATTATGTTCTGACCGAATCCAAGAGTGTTCTTGTAGATTGATACAGAAGCATCAGCTACGAAGTCTTGGAGATTTGCAGCGCTGAGAGTCCGGTTTCCGCCATCTGTTGCGCCGGTAACGATTGCTGTGCTAACTGCTGCGTTTGTTGCCTTTGCGTATGCAAACTCCATCTGACGAACGAGCTCTGCAAAGAAGGCAGGTGAAGAGCGGTCAAGAAGTTCGACCGAGAAGGTTTGCTGTCCAGCATACTTCTTAACTGTGACGCTGAGATAAGAGACATTCTGATCCGTCTCACTTGGAGTTCCGGCTTCAGCAGTCTCGGCAACTGTTGGGACTTGCGTAATCTTAGGAATCTCGAAAGTGAGTCCTGCATCTGGCAAAGTTCCGCGAGAAATCGCGTCGATCGATGGACGATCAGCGTTTGATAGAGGATTGATTACCTCGGTTAGCTGGCGAGTTGGGACGAGGCCAGCATTGTCGGTTGTATCAGCGGCAGCGCGTAGATACTGAATTGATGCTTCGTCGCTAAATACTTTAGCGCGAAGTGATGCCTCAAGATACTTCTCTTTAGAGAGTTCGATACGAGGCGCGGTGTAGAAAGCAGGACGCGGAGCGGCTGCCTCTACCTTTGCAGCTTCTACCGCTTCTTCGGTAGGAGCTGGAGCGGTAGTGTCTGACACTTGTTCTCCTTCGGTTGGTTTGTCTGTATCAGCGGTTGCCGATTCAGAATTTTCTGGTGCTTCGTTCTCTGAAGCTGCTACCTCGCTAACGCGAGCGCTATCGATGGCCGGATCTGTTACAAGGCTGACTTCATCGAGTCTAGCTTTTAAGATTTTCATTACGCCTTTATCGTTCGACCATTCATCAATCATTGCGCCGACTGAAAAGCCATCGCGTAATCCTTCGGTCGCTTCAACAAGAGCATCTTCTCCGGCCATTGTGTTAGCGATCTTGAATGTGGCCTCGATGCCTTCCTTTGTTGCAGTATGAGACATCATCCGACCAATAGGACGAGTGCGGTCGTGCTCAAGAAGTAATTTAACTGGCTTCATTTCGATAGATTCGCTAGCGAATATCGTTGGCCCTAGTGAAGTATTACCTTGCTCATTCCAAGTCACAATCTTTCCGGTGATGGTGCGTTCTTTGGAATCAGCAGCGGTAATTGAGATAGGGAAATTAACCTTCATCGGATTAGATCCTCTGCTACTTGTATTTGCTCGACACTCATTGCGCCGATGGTGTTTAGTATCTGATAAACCTGAGCTCTTTCCAGCGGATTACCGCGTAGGAAATCGTCTAGGTCGAATCTCACCTCGCTAGTTTGAGCGATGAAGTCCGGCATTGATAACCGCTTTTCGATAGCGGTCATAATTGGACGGAGTGAGAAATCTACGAGGCTTCTACGCTCGTTAGTGGTATTACTGTAAGTCATCGAAGTAGTTTCAGCGTTTAGGAAGTAAGCCGGAATTCCTGCTGCTCTAGCAAGTTCGAGCGCGACATATTGTCTAGCCTCTGTGAGCTGTAATGACTTGGGATCAAAGCCAAACTCTTTGACATCGACATCAGCATTTAGAAAAGCCGTCGAGCGAGATTGACGAGCTGTGCGCCAAGCGCTAAGAAGTGAAGAAATGCGCTCTGCTGGCAGATTTGTGCCAGTAGATTTGAGAATCAAAGATGGGACTGGTTCTTTAGCATAATTAACAGCAGCGTTCTCTAAATAAACCGCAGCATTAACAGTCTTACCAGCTCTGTGTAAGAATCCTTCATCGAATCCATCGAATCGAATGATTGAGCCGACTCCAAAGTTAGGGACTCTCTTACCATCGATTGCATAGCCGACGATTTCCGTATTATCTGCGTTAGTATCAACAGTTACTCGCTCTGGAGCTACGCGAGTCCAAGCTCTAATCTTTCCGCCATCAGTATCGGCATAGAGTTCTAGGACTTGTCCATAACCTACGCCGTAAAACCAGATATCCTCGCTTAGCCAAGTATAAATAAGAGCACCCGGCACTCTTGGATCGGGTTGATTAATTCCTCGGGTTGAGTCGATATGAGCGCCGGAGATTTTGTTATATTGCTCGAGAGGAAGTGAGCCAATAGTTCCGCAGATGATATTACGAGCTCTCGCAACAGCAGGGACGCTCATTGCTAACTTGCGAGTTACTGTGGTCGATCCTTGCAGTATGTTATAGACCGCATCTTGAATCTGGACTGGCGTTAGCGCAGCTTCGACATCCGAAGATTTGGCTGGATTAGTAGCCGGAAAAAAGAAATCTCTAATAGCACCCATTACCGCTAAAGTGTAGCGGTAGTGTGCTACGCGACGGAGATATCGACACCATCATTGATTTGTGTGGCGTAATGAGAAGCCATAGCAGCGGCTACCGCTCCCGTGATAACCGCTGCCGAAACTTTGCGACCCATAACCCAGCCGCCATCGCCGAAAGTAACCCTTACCGCTGACAAGCAATGAGCCGTTAGCTCTTCCTGACTTGAATGGATTAATCGCTGGCTAGATATAGCGCTAAGAAATTCGTCGCAGGATTGAGCGTAGGGCTGGCCGTCAATAGCCTCACAAGGTAAGCCAGCCGGGATTAATCGAGCGGCAACAGCGCTAGCCGTTCGCGCCGAGTAAGCGATTTTTAAGACCGAGAAGCGCCGATACCAATCGGCTATATCGTTTGCGATTAATTTATCGCTTAGATATCCGGGATTAGTCCAAGTCTGAAGAAGCTGAACTTGGAATCGGTCTTTATCGACTCGCTGACTCGCAACTAGCGCTGCTTGCCTTCGATCTGGAGATAAATCAACAGCCAGCCAAGTATCAGCGGACGGATCAAGGCGCAGACCCTCGACTGCGCAAGCTGCCCATTGAGACGGATGAATGACTGGGTTGATTGTGGAAACCCACAAGCACAATACCTCGGTTCTAAAAATATCTTCGGGATCATTCATTACCGCTCTGATATTGTCCGGGTGAATTGTGTGACCTAACGATGGATTAGCTTGTGCGACACCTTCCCAGAATTTGGCTGACCCATCAATTTTAATTTCGGGCGGCGCAGACCATTCCCACCAGCCCAAACTTAGGTCATCAGTTAGAATCGATGCAAGAGCTCGCTCGCGCATTTTGTTTAGGACGATTGAGTGCTGGTCTCCGGCATTAGAAAATAGGAAAGCTTGGGGATTAGGTGCGGCCATCTGGGTATAGCGCAAGGACGACCAGACATCCTCGTCGTGATACTCCCGGGCTTCGTCTAGGAAGATGGTGTTTGGCTGGCTAATGCCTCGAGTGGCTGAATTGCTAGCGCGGACTAGGTATCGACGGCCGTTAGTAAATTGCAGCTCTTGAAATCCTCGGGCTTCTAGCTTCTTTACTAACTGGGCTGCTAATTCTGGATGCTCTGAGATGATATTAAAGATTTTATAGAAGATTTCGGATGAAGTGGTTAGTTTGTGGGCTGTATGGACTATTAACTTTTCTTCTAAAACGAAGATTCTAAATAGAATCTGCCAGATCATAAATTCAGACTTGCCATTCTGGCGGCTGACTAAGGCTGTATGAACTGGCGTAAGCCATCGACCATCGGGTTTAACTCGAAGGACTTGTTCGCCTAACCACTCCTGCCAAGGCATCAATTCCATCCCATATTTAGCGCAAAACTCGCTAAATTGTTTGCCTTTGGACGGGTAATCTGTGATTCGAGTGTGAATCCGGGGTTTTACAACCCCCCACTTCCCCGAGGAAGTCCGGGTATCGACCAATTCAGATCGATTTAAGATCTGAATTGGTCGATACCCGGA